ATTCGATTGAGTAGGGATTTACTCCTACTGCAATCTCATTATCAATGCGGTTTTTCATAACATGACCGTTAAATCCTAAAAAATATTTTCAAGATAACAAACCGTAATCCATTTGTCCAACTGAAAATACGCGCGTCTTGGCAACACGCACCTTTTCTATCGGACGTCGCTCAACTTTGAGAGTATCAACCCATAAATGGGGAGCGCGAACGCCTTGCCTCGCAAGGTGTTCTCTATGCTCAACAGCTGCTCTCAATTCCACATCATCAAGAATATATTCATCAGAACCTAACCATTTGGTTTTCCCTAAACATTTACCTGCCTTCATCGTCCAACCATAACCAGGAGACGATCTCCTATTCATCGGACTCATAAATTCATCTGGTGTGCCCATAATAGCTTCTTCGTAAGTCAAAACTCGCCTATAATTTTCATCTGTATTAGCAAATAATATAGAACGAAAATCATTTTTGGCCATCTCCACAAATTCAGGGTCTATCCATTTTGTAGGCACACCACATTTCTTTAACCCCTTTTTCATAGGATCAATCTTTTCTCCATTAATCATAATCGGTTTCAAAATCGCTGGCAAATGTAAAGAATTATGTCCTTCAACTTGTTCATAAATAGGGGAAGTTCGAATGTCACTCTTACCAGGAGAGCCGGCAGTTATTTTACTTATACCAATTGGTACAAATTCACCCTCAGGCATCTCATTGCGTACTTGAGCAAGTGGAATCTCCGGCTGAACACTCTCATGCAACTCATAATCTATTACTTCACTCGAAAAATTCTGAAGACACCGCGAAATGTCATCATAGGTAACGGAAGTGGCATAGCCATATCCGACGTCTCCTGCGACATGAATGCCGCAGATTTTCCGAGGAATAGCAGGAGAGTTGATTAAGAGCACTGAGCCACAATCTCCAGCACCGGTCTGGGAGTGATAATAATAAGCTCTTCTCACTTTCAATTCCATAATTTCTTTGGTGTGGGGTTGTACATATTCATATCTCAAGCAATCTTGAGCCCTAATTTCATAAAGTGGTTCAACTCTATAAAGCATAGTACTTTTATGTGGAACATATCCGGCTAAAATTCCTTTAACTTTTGAAAATTTTGAAATATCTTGACCACGAACAAAATGTTTTGTAATATCTTTATGTTGGTGGATAGACCTAGGAAATCTAATTAAAACCAAATCTTTAAAAGAAGAATCATCTCCCCTTAATTGAATTTCATGTGTCTCAATAGCGTTATATGGAACTTCATACCCGGACATTAAATCACTATTAGCAATTCTAATAACATCAAATTGAGCGAGAAAATCCCAAACATGCCAATTACAAATAGCAGTCCTACCTTGGATAAACAAAATATTAGCGGAAAATTTTTGATCTCGTCCACCAATTCTATACGTATTAGTAGTAATACTATTACTTAAAATTTCATGGGCATTACAGTCTATATATGCTTCACTAATAGGCATATACTGTTCCACTTTAATATTCGGTTTACTCATTGTTTTAACATCGCCCGAAACACCATGTTCAACTCTAACAGCAGGTTTCAAATTAGTTTTAACATCTCCCGAAACACCATGTTCAACACGAACAGACGGTTTAGCACTAGTTTTAAAATCTCCAGAAACAAATCCTTCAGCTTTAAGAGCACCAGGCCTAATCCAAGAATAAACTTTATACATGGCAATAGTAGCTGTTAAAATTCCAATTATATATTTAAGATTGTTCTTAATTACATCTCCCAAATCACTAACAAATTGACGAATAGACTTAGTTACAGATCGCGCCTCCAATACTTCTTGAGGAGTAGCAATGTCACTTGCACTTAATTCAAATCCTGGTTGTTGTACCATATCAGCCAATTCAGAAATTTTATCTTCTTGAGAAGGTATCATTTTAGGTCTTAACTCAATTTTGTTTTGCAAAACAGTAACTACAAAATCCCAAATGGATTC